CCGACACCGGTACGGTAGAATTAACCGGACTCACGCCAAGAGTAGAAATAAACCATATTCAAGCGCCTGACACTGGAATCAGTCTGGCGCTAACGGGTGAAATCCCGACTGTAGTATTTGATTGGGTTATCCCCACAGGAACAGGAAGCCTCACCTTAACCGGCGAAATCCCACCCATAACGGCGGGGGATAGTGTACTAAAACAACCGGGGGCGGGTTCTCTAAGCCTTACCGGACAGCTCCCGCAAAGGGCAAGGAAGCTAAATTTAGACGGATACGCGCCGACCCTCGTTTATGACTGGGTAATAGTGCCGGACGCAGGTAGCCTTACCCTGGTGGGTGAAATACCCACTGTCGTAGCTGGTGATAATGTTCTAAAGCAGCCGGATGCAGAAACACTTGCATTAACAGGCCAAACACCGCTTGTCGGTGAAAATGTAGTAGAACAACCGAATACTGAAAGCCTGACACTTACAGGCTTGGCACCAAATATAACCTATGACTGGGTTATAGAAATTGACGGGGGTACTTTATCCCTCACTGGTCAGATTCCAGTTGTTGGCGGCGATGTTGTTGAGTCGCCAGATACGGGGGTATTAACCCTTAGTGGTGAGATCCCAGCGCTAGCCTATGACTGGGTTATAACACCAGGCGTAGAAACACTAGCGTTAACGGGTGAAATCCCGACAATACTAGTAAACCATATCCAGACACCGGCGCAGGAAACGCTGGTATTAACTGGATTAACTCCGGTTGTCGGATTTGACTGGGTAATCAGTCCAGAAAAAAAGGGGGGCACCCTTACAGGGTTACAGCCAACCCTTGTTTATGATTGGGTGGTGCCGGTAGGTAGTGGAAGTCTTGCGCTAACCGGCCAGGTTCCACCAGTCACGGCTGGCGACAATGTTCTAAAACAAACTTCTACCGGAGCATTAAGCCTTGCCGGTGAAGTCCCTGTTGTAGGGATTAGCGTATTAAAACAACCTGATGCGGGGTCATTAAATCTAACAGGATTTGCCCCGACAATAGGCTTTGATTGGGTAACAGCACCAGACGCAGAAAGTCTGACGCTTACCGGATACGCGCCATTTTTAACCTACGACTGGGTTACAAAAATAGGGGCGGGCACTTTATCCCTTACAGGTCAAGTTCCGGTTGTCGGTGGCGATGTCATTGTCAGCCCAGGTGTTGGAACATTAACCCTTAGCGGTGAAATTCCGGTTGTTTCTGCTACTGGCACTGTAAGCAAAGAACCTGCAACAGGGTCGATTGCTCTAACTGGTTATGCTCCAGATATATTAGAGGAGGGTATTGGAAAGCCAGGCACAGGTTCCGTAAATTTAACGGGGCACGTTCCTGCTGTTACGATATTTATAGCGAATGCACCGGGATCGCTACAGTTAAGCGGTTACGCCCCAAATGTTGCGGTTAGTTTCAGTCTTCAAATTAATACGGGGGGACTATCGCTAACCGGATTAACGCCAACGGTTGCCGAAGATTATTTTGTAACCCCTGGTACTGGTTCACTAACACTAACAGGGCAAACACCGACATTAAGCTATAGCTGGACGGATAGCCCCGATGCGGATGCGCTAGTATTAACAGGGTATATACCTGCTACAAGTCATGCCGGTGGCTTTGCTCCAAGCCTTCCCGGTGTTGCTGTAACGACATTAACGGGGTATACACCTGGTGTTGTTCAGTCAGCCGCAACAACTGGTAAACGAACATTAAAGGCAGATGTAAAAAATCGCAATATTAACGCCGATAAAAAAGGGCGGACACTTATTGCAGGATATAAAAACCGAGGTATCGAGGTCTGATGGAATATAAATCACCAGCAAGCATTTATGAATTTACAGTTGACTGGTCTACAGAGTTGGGATCAGATGCTATCGTTACGTCTGTTTGGTCGGTGGGCACTGGATTAACCGAAGATAGCGAATCAGAAACATCAACCACGACGACTGTTTTTGTATCGGGGGGCGTTGCTGGGACAACCTATAAGTTGACCAATACAATAACGTCGACATTAAGAACTTATGAACAGAGTTTCTTTTTAAAAGTGCAGGACCAGATATTTGCCTAATTCACCACCCAGACACAATGCGGATAAAGTTAAGGAAACCCAGCTAAAAGCAAATAAGGACTACAACAAGTATAAGCGTACCGGACAGGAATTTTATAATAGCCGGGCATGGAGAAAACTGCGGGACTGGTTTATAAGGGCTAACCCTTTGTGTATTCACTGTAAAGATGAAGGCGTAATTAAGGCGGGAGATGTAGTAGACCACATCATAGAAATTAAAAATGGCGGCGAAAAATTAAATAGTTTAAACCTCCAGACTCTATGCCACTTGCACCACAACAGGAAGACTCAGGAGCAGGTGGAGGGGTAGGGGGGGCTTAATCTCTAGGTGCGCTAGTTTGTACAGCGAGCCGCCCACACAATTTTTATCACTGCAAAATGAAAAATTGGTTATCATAAAGAAAAGCTATCGAGGTTAATTATGGGTAGGCCAGCAATGCCGAAGAATATCTTTGCTTTAAGCAGTTCAGCAAAGTCAAATCCCGAGCGGATAAAATCAAGGGAGAATGAACCGGAGAATGTTAACCCACTTGGCGCGGCTCCAGAGTTTTTAACGCCAGACCAGGTATTCGCCTGGGATTGGATTGTTAGAACTTGCATCCCTGGTGTGTTAGGTGAGGGTGATGAAGTTGCGGTGGCGATGGCAGCACAGCTTTTAAACCTATCTATTAAGGATGAGGCGACAGGGCAGGATAAAAGTTTGTTGAAAGGATATTTAGCAATGATGGGCATGGTGCCGACTGAAAGAACTAAATTATCAGTGCCTAAAAACAAACCAAAAAACAAATTTGATGATTAAGGCATTTAAAAATGCGCCACATTCTGAATCAGCGTATATCTATGCGGCGCAGGTAACGAAAGGCCATATACCGGCTTGCAATGAAATTATCCAAGCTTGTCAAAGGTTCGTTGATGACCTGACGCGAGACTTTGAATTTATTTATGATATTGAAAAGGCTGAGAAAGCTTGTGGTTTCATTGAGAAACTACCACATACTAAGGGAAAGTGGGCCAGCAAAAAGCAAGATTTAACCCTTGCGCCCTGGCAGAAGTTCTTTGTATGTAATGTATTTGGCTGGACTAGCAAAGAAGGGTTGCGGCGCTTTCGTAAAGTTTACGCCAAGATCCCGCGAAAGAATGGCAAGTCACCGCTAGCCGCTGCGATTGGGCATTATATGTTTACGCAGGATGGTGAATTTGGCGCGGAAGTTTATAGTGGTGCTACCAGTGAAAAGCAAGCATGGGAGGTTTTCGGGCCAGCTCGGTTGATGGCTAAAAGAACTCCCGAATATACTGATAAGTTCGGCATCGAGGTTAATGCTAAAAACCTTTCCATATTAGATAACGGTTCAAAATTCGAACCCTTGATCGGCAAGCCTGGCGATGGCGCTAGTCCTAGTTGTGCAATCGTTGACGAATACCACGAACATGACACAGATGCCTTCTATGACACGATGTCTACAGGGATGGGCGCAAGGGAGCAACCGTTATTGCTAGTCATTACAACAGCGGGAGATAATATCGCCGGGCCTTGCTTCGATATGGAAACCGAATGCAGGAAGTTACTAGATGGGGTATTTGAAGACGATAGATTGTTTACCCTTATTTATGGGTTAGATGAAGAAGACGATTGGACGCTGCCCGAGATGCTGGTTAAAGCAAACCCGAATTATGATATATCTGTCAGTGGTGAGTTTTTACTAGCACAGCAGCAAGAGGCTATCAGGAACGCGGCGAAACAAAATGCATTTAAACGCAAGCACATGAATCAATGGGTAGGTGCTCACACTGCCTGGCTGAACATGGAAACGGTTAATCGTTGTATAGACCTTGAACTAGACCCGCAGCAGTTTGCAGATTCAGAGCTGATTATTCCTGTTGACCTTGCCTCAAGAATTGATATTACAGCAATACTAAAAGTGTTCAGCAGTGAAATAGCAGGCAAAAGACACTATAACGCCTTTAGTAGATTCTATTTGCCCGAAGACACAGTACTTGACCCAAAGAACATGCACTATCAAAAGTGGCTTAATGAGGGATGGTTAATAGCTACTGACGGAAATGAGATAGATTTCAATGAAATACAGGCCGATATTAAAATAGATATGGATACTTTCGGTGCAAAGGAGATTACTTACGACCCTTGGAGAGCTACCCAACTAGCGCAAGGCTTGCAATCTGAAGGCGCTAAGGTGGTAGAATTTAGAAATACAGTCGCTAATATGTCTCCTGCAATGTATGAACTCGAGGCGGCGATAACATCAAGTCGTTTTCATTACGATGGGAACCCGATACTAACCTGGATGCTTTCTAATGTGGTCGCGAAGATAGACGCCAAAGATAATATCTATCCAAGAAAGCAGAAACCCGAAAATAAAATAGATGGCGCGGTTGCGCTCATTATGGCTATAGGACGATTCATGGCAAACGAAGACACATTACCAATGCCAGGCATTGAGGTACTATGAAATTTAAAATGCCGTGGTCAAAAAAATCCGGGCAGAGTGTCTCATATACGACCATTGAGGCTACGTCTGATTTGGCTAAATTATTTGGCCCAACTAGTAAATCTGGCGTGGTGGTTAATCACAAGACCGCACTGCAAGCTAGCGTGTCTTTGGCATGTGCGCGGGTTATATCTCAGGGTATTTCACAGGTTCCGCTTAAAGTATTTCAATCCCGGGATGATGGTGGAGCAGATCCCGCCATTGAACATTCGCTGTATAGTGTATTGCATGATTCCCCGAATGAATATCAAACATCATTCGAGTGGCGTGAAATGATGTCGATGCATTTAGTATTTGCAGGGAACGGATACTCGCAAATAATCAGAGGTCGGAATGGCGAGGTTGTTGAACTGCTGCCATTATTTCCATCTGACATAACAACTGAAAAAATCGGCCACGATATTATTTATAAAATCACTCGCAACGGCGAAGAAGTTAGAATTAATAGCGACGATATATTGCATCTAAGAGGATTAACGTGGAATGGGTTTGATGGTTTGGATGGGGTAAGACTAGCCCGCGAGTCGATAGGATTATCGCTGGCAACCGAGGAGCACGGAAACAGAGGATTTTCAAACGGCGCTACGGTCCCTGGTATTTTATCGACGGAGCAAACCTTAACGCCTGAACAATTAGAGGTTCTGAGAGATTCGTTTAATAAAGCACAACAAGGCTTAAGTAACGCATGGAATATGATGGTCACGCATGGTGGATTAAAATGGCAATCAACCTCACTGAATAATGAACAAGCGCAATTTATTGAAACCCGAAAATTTCAGGTTGAAGAAGTATGCCGTCATTTTGGGGTATTACCTATAATGGTCGGTGCTACGGATAAGGTTGCAACCTATGCTTCAGCAGGGCAAATGTTCCTGGCGCATTTAGTCCACACAATGAGTCCGTGGTATTCCCGGTTAGAACAATCATTTAATAAAAATTTATTGTCAGATAGAGACAGGGCATCAGGCATTTATACAAAGTTTATCGATGGTGGTATATTAAGAGGCTCTCACACAGAGCGATCAGAATACTACAATACAATGTTTAACATCGGTGCTATGAGTCCTAATGAAATCAGGGAGAAAGAAGATATGAATCCCTATGAAGGCGGTGGTGATTACCGCGTACCAATGAATACTGAGAATCCAGACGAGGCAACCGATGGAACATAAAAACTGTAGTATTATCGAGCTCAAATTCGCCGAGGCAGAAACGATGCAATTTGAAGGGTATGGTGCTGTTTTCGACAACACTGACGCTCACGGTGATGTCATTAACCCTGGGGCTTTTGCAGATACGCTTGCAGACTCTCAAAAATCTGGTCATTGGCCCGCCATGCTATTACAACACGGTGGCGGTGGTTTCTTCGGTGGTGG